GCAGAGGACGGTTCTCGCCTTCTTCTTTACCGAAGATAGACGTTGCGGGAAGTTGCAACTGAAGCACATCGCCTTCAACATCGTTAGCCAGCACCACAGCAAGACGCTGAGAGTAGCGACAAGCACGCGATTCACCAGCACCAGACCCCTTGATATTCTGGGGACAAGACGCACAGGTTTCTGCCTGTTTGTCTTTAGCAGACGCATCGGGCTTCTCACCATCAGCAGACCAGCAACTAGGTGCCGTTGCGGCATCGGCGTTGTAAGCGCCAGCATAGAACGTGCGCCCAATCTTCTGAGCGGCATTGACAATCACCACATCGAGGTAGCGCTCTTCGATAGCGGCAACTTCTTTACCGTCAGACATCAGACGGAACACACCACCTTTGATCGAGATACGCTTACCACCGCCCCCACCGCCACCGGTGAGAGCCTTAGCTACGGCAGATAATTCGCCCTTTTTCGCAAACGCCGGGACTTGCGCTGGGTTAAATGCAACTACGTTACTCATTTGCAGCTCCTTTTTATTTATCCATTCTTACTTGATCGTCTTTGTAGCGCTGAGGATCGCAAGGCGCTAACACAAACGCAATTGTTTCGTTGGTTTTTTCGTCAGTGATGTACTGAACGCCCCATGAATCACGTCCTTCTAAAGCGAGCCAAGCTTCGTTGAGTTCTTTTAGGGTTTTAAAACCTTGTTTCATACCAACAGGCATGACTTGCGTTGCTGTTAAAACATATGTACTCATTTACATCTCCTTTACTTCGTGGGTTTGCGGACAGTTATCGTGTATTCGCTGTCCGAGTTTAGGCCCGGAGGTACCACGCCGGGATTTTCTTCAAGAAACTGCTTCATGTTGCCCTGAGCTATGCGGCGTTCCAACAACTCGACTGCCTCATTCTCAAGAACGAACTTCTTAAACGAGTCCCAATCCTGCGTTGAATAGCGCGTCTTGGTACTCAGGATGACTGTGCCCGATGCGGTGTTCAAGGACTTGCCGCCCATCTTCAGCATGCGGTCCTTCAACTCGCCGGAGATTTCGTTCTTCACGCTCTCCAGCCCTTCGAGCTTCGTTTCGTACTCTTTGGTTAGTTCTTGAATCTTGGCGCGCACGTTGCGATACGAACGCACCAGCTTATCAATTGGGATTTCATTTGCTTCCATTTGCATGCTCCTTTTTATTTTTTACAATTTTGTCCAACATTTTACTTCCTGTCAACTACGGTTTCAACACCTCCTCGTACAGCTTGACCAGCATATTGTTATCCTCAACACGTTCTGCTAAGCGCTTGAACATCTTCCGCTCGATGTCACTACCTTGTATATGTATTACCGTCACCTTGTCGCTGGTCTGCCCCTTACGGTCTGACCGCGCACAGCACTGGATGTAGGTTTCGGTTGACATCACCGGCCCCCAGAAGATCACTGTATCGGCGGCAGTCAACGTAACGCCGTGCGAAGCGGCTTGTGGCTGGATCACCAGCACACGCGGTGAGTCTGTCTCCTGAAACTTCTTGAAGATCTGCGTACGTTTGTTGGGCGATACGTCACCGTGGATCTGTTCGCAGTCGATATTGTTCTGCTGCAAGTGTGTAGTGATCGTGTCCATGCTATGTCGGTAGGGGGCAAACACCAGCACCTTGCGGTTAGTTTCCTCCAGCGCTTCCATTAGCACGTTCAGCCTTGGCGTACAGTCAAACTCGATGACCTCGGCGTTATCTGAGTAAGCCGCACCTGCACTTATCTGCAACAGCTTATTGACTTCGCCTGCCGCGTTCACGGCGGTGATCGTCTCGCCTGCGGCACGCACCAGCATCTGCTCCCGCAACATCATGTAGTACTTCTTCTGCTGGGGAGTGAGCGGCACCTCTCGCGTCTCGGTAATGACAGGCGGTAAGTCTAAGCACTGTGCTTTCGTAAAACGTATTGCTGGTTGCAGGGCGTTGTGGATCTTCTCCTGTGCATCCATCTTGGGTAGCCACTTGAACATCGACACCTTGTTCATGGTCGTGTCCCGCCATGCGGTGAAGAAGCGCGGCACACCGTTGGGGTTGACTAGCTTGGCTAGGCCATAGGCATCCAGCGGTGACTGCGAGGCTGGGGTTCCCGTCATCATCCAGAGCATCGTGTTCGGGTTGAGGATCTTCAGCAGTGACTTCCAGCGCTTCGTTGATACGTTCTTGTAGGCGTTGGCCTCGTCAGCGATGATTAGATCAAAGCGCCCATCGTTTACAATCTCGTCGGCAATCAGGTTCAGTCCGTCATAGTTTGTTATCACGAACTCGTAGTCACCCTGCACCATCTCGATACGGCGTGCGGCTTGTTGGTGATGCGCGATGATTGCGCTACGGTGAATGATGCTGTTCTGAAGATCCTGCATCCACGCTGAGTGCATAATTGAGATAGGACAGAGAATCAGACAGCGCCGCACTTGCTTCGTCGACATCAGGTAGTCAGCTGCCCACAGAGCAGACAGTGTTTTACCTGTGCCCGGCTCAGAGAACACGAACGCACGCCGGTTCAGCGTGAGGAAAGCAGCCGTGTCAATTTGGTGTGCCATAGGCTTAAACCGCCCCGGCCAGTCGTATCGCGCAGTGATTGGCGATGGGACATTCTTGACGCCTAAGTTTCTAAGAACTCGCACCTCATCAAGACCCCACTTAACTGCTACTTCGTATACACCGTTGACTTCGTTTACTACTTTCGACTTCGGAATTATGTTGTACTTCTCTGGGTTGCGCGTCCGAAGTACCAGCGCTTTGTTATCGACTATTTGCATTTACATACCTTTCAACCGCAAGATTTCTGATACGCCTCGCTCTTCGCGTTGGGGTGTTATGTACGCCCACCCCCCTGCAATTTCGTAATCGAGAAAGCTGTTCTTCATCAACGTGTTGGCTATCTTTCGCCAATCTTCGTCCAGCTTTTCTCGTGGAACCCATGTGTACTCGTACTTCAAATACCACAGATCCGCAAGCTGCTGTGGTGTTAGTTCATTCACTTGTTGTCACCCTGGTTCGCTTTCTTCGAGCGCAGACGCAGGTTGCTTGGCGTTGACTTTCCACCCTTACGCAACGGCGTGATGTGGTCGATGTCTTTGCCTGCGCGGTCAATTCCTTTTTTATCGTACAGACGGCGTGCGCGTTGACGTTCGTGTTGGTCACTGCCGGGACCAGACTTTCCGGTTTTCAGATCTTGCTTGTATTCCTTTTTGTAATCGCGTGCCATGTTGGCTCCTAATGTTTGGGGTTGAACTCGCATGTTTTAACCGGGCACCATCCGCATAGCGGCGTTTGGTTTGGGTTCCAGACGTTGTGTTCAAAAGCGGAAGAAAGCTTTGACACCCGTTCACGATACCGCCACCAAGAAGCCTCTACCTCGTCCACCGTCAGCCGGTGCTTAACCATCCGCTCCTTCACAACAAACAGAAGCGCAGAGTTAACCTGACGGATGTGGGGGAAGTGCGCCATGACCATCAGCGACATCAGGGTGAGTTGGTCTAGGTCTGGGTACTTATCGCTTCCCGTCTTGTAGTCCACCACCCACGCAGTCAGATCATCGTCATCTACTATTAACAAGTCTGCGATACCACGCACCCACACATCGTCAGCCTTGAAGTCACAGGGCTTTAACTGCTCGGTCAGTCCCATCTCGTACTCAACAAACTTGCGCCCAGACTTGGACTTCAGCGCATCGAGAGTGGGTTGCATGAACTCGAACTGCTTGGGTAGCGGTACGTCTGCGCCGATGTAATCCTCGGCGGCTTTGTGCAGTTCCTTGCCATACCGAATCTGTTCAGTATCGGGGAACGGATGCTTCTTCAGAACCTTTACTTCATGGTAGCGCCGAGGGCAACCCTCAAAGTCTTTCAGCGCTGAGTGTGACCATTTAATTTGTTGCATTTTGTATCTCTAAGAAAAAGTCGAAAGCGTGATGGGGCATGTCTGATTCTGATACGTCCATGCCACCGAAGTCTTTGTAGAACTCCATCTTGTCTTTACGCAAGATCAGACGCTTAACTAACATCTCAGGTATAGCAATAACCTGCACGGAGTAACCTGCCATGTCTATCACATCAAGCTTCTGTTCTTTAGTTAAAGCGTGCTGAGTTGATTGCATTGTTCAGCCTTTCTGAGAACGCTGTGACAAACTTCTCATCAGCTTCAAGCTTGCTGCCCATATCTTTCAGGATAGCGTGGGTTAACTCGTGCCAGAAGGTATCGGAGACTTCCTCTTTCTTAAACCGTCTACCGCTGATGTTGCTGTGAGTAGCGATGTCTATGAGGTTGAGGTCGTACCATGTAGCGCCCATCTTGCCCCGCGATTGCATGTGTTTTACTTGGTCTATGTCGTACCACGTCTTGCCTACCTTGATCCGCTTCGGAATCTTCACTTTGCATCTCCATATCGTTGCGCATGCCCTACGTCTGCGTTCAACGGAATCCCCGGCATGTATTTGGGTTCCATAACCATCTGCGCTAAAACCCAAGTTTTAGCGTCTTCTGCTTCCCCTTCGGGAACTAACACCACCACCTCGTCGTGAACAGTCAACACACAGGGATACCTTTTTTGTATCCTGAGCATGCCGTCCGTCATGACGCACCTAGCCACGGCCTGAACGATGTTTTCGGTCAGTTTGCCGCCGTACAACCTTTTCTCATCATCGCCGTAAAACCACTGCATACGCCCTTTCGGGTCTGGCGAACCTTTAATCTTAGGGTAACGCAAAGCCAACCCACTTGGCAAGTAGATTTTTTCCTTTGTAAACGTCAGGCATTTGTGGGTGTACTCGTGCCCCTCCAGTAGACTGCGCTGGATTAGCGAACCGCACATCTCCCAGAAGTTCTTTACAGGATCGGCGGCATCTCGGTACTTGTCGATAATCTTCTTGGCAGACACGGCATGTATCACCAACTCGTTATCGGTACAGGTGCGCGGGATGTCTTTCATCCGCTTGATGTTCTCTTCCCATGAGATAAAGCTGTTAACGTATTCAGCAGTAACACCTAATTGTTTTGCGAACGCTTTGTCGTAGCGGGTAGGCGGTGCGCCAAGAAAGCCCGTCAACAACTGCGCCGCGAAGGATGCCCAGCCTAGCCCGTAGCCACAGCCCAGCAGCGCCGATTTGGCTGACTGCCGTAGGTCAGGGTGTGTCTCCTTGGTCATCCCCGGTATGCCGAACATCTGCGCACCGAACTGTGCGTAGGCATCCTGACCTGACCGGAAGATGTCAAGCAGTGCATCGTAGTCACACAGCCACGCCAACACCCTGGGTTCTATCTGCGAAAGGTCGGAAACAACAAGTGTGTAACCCTTCGGGGCCATGATCGACTTGCGTAGGAAGGATCCCCGCTTAAGATTCTGTAGATTGAGTCCCGAGCCTTTTGACGCAGACCACCGTCCTGTGTGTGCGCCGTAATAGTTAAGGGGAACCGGTAAGGTACCTCTTTGAGCAATGTCCAGAAAGCGCTGACCTCGGGTTCTCTCCAGCGTGGACTTGACGGACAGCCTCGCCTCACATAGGAGCGCCACATCTTCACGCTCGGAGTTAAGGAGTGCCTGAAAATGCGCGTCGTTTTTTGCAAGTGCAAGCGCTCGCTTGCCTGTGGTCTTTGATATTTTTGTAGGCGGTTCAATACCAAATCCGCGAAGCAAGTCCGCAAACTTCTCATTGCTGGCGAGTTCTGCTTCCTCAATATCAAGTTTTTGTAAAAGTTGCTGGCGTTTTCCCGCTTCCTCTCGTATAGCTTCACTGATCATCTCCTTGTCTAGTTCTAGTACTGGATTCACAAACATCTTTAACGTAAGGTCTATGAGTCGCAACTCTTTGGCAGGGTAGCCCTGCACCAAACGCTTGAACACTTCCTCGCACAGAAAGGTATCGTGCTGACAGTACTCGGCTAACTCTGCTTCGATCTCATCAGTCAACTCCTCCAGCCCGTCTGTGCTGTGTACTGCTTTGCCTTTCGGGGGTAGATCGAACTCATCCGCAAGCTGAGCCAGACTGTTACCTACCTCGACTCCACGCAGAGCGCGAGCCATTGAGAGCGAATCAAAAATAAAACAGGGGCGTGCGTTGTACCGCCATGTCAGGATCGCCACATCGAACTGTGCGTTATGCGCCAGCACAGCGGTCTTGGTCCAGTCGATAGTGTCAAAGAAGTCTTGCAGATCCTCGTGCTTTACCCAGACTGTGCCGGGTACGCCGTAGGTTTTAACACATGCGCCGAAAGCTTTGAACCGTGGATCTCGGATGTACTGCTCGGTTGTCATCTTGGAGAGCGTGTAGTCTTTCCTATCCCACCGCGTCTCGAAGTCGATGACTAGTATGTGTTCGTAGGGCGCGCTCAATTCAGAGTCCTGTTCTCGTCAGGCGGTTCAATAGACTCCACGACTGCCTCGTACGCACTATCCAGCATCAGCATCGCCTCAGTAGGACTAGCGTTGACAGCAATCATGCGGAAGCGGTGCTCTTTCCTGTCGTACATCAAGAACAAACCTGCGTACTTATCTCCAGCGTCGATGTCGAACTCACGAAACATCTCGATTGCTTTTTCAATTGCTTCGGACCTTGATGTTTCTTTTGTATCACTATCACTCATGATGCTCCTTCAAATATATTTCTAGTAATTCGATGTTCGTCTCGTTGATGACGAACGCTTTGCCCCCAGCCTTGCGGATGTTCTCAATCTCACGATCCTGTAACGCTGTGGTCTTTCCCTTGCCTGCCTTGCACTCCACCGCAAAGAAGTACCCCCGATAGCATCCGATGATGTCAGGGATGCCAGCCCTACCGAACGCGCCCATCGCAGGGAAAAAGTAATAGGCATCGTATTGCTTCAGTAGGTCAGCAACTTTCTTTTTTACCTTACCTTCAGGGGTCATAGCCATGCGGCCTCCACTTCTATGTACTGTTTAACTCGTTTGGGTTTAGGCAGAACGCTTAAGCGCATTGAGGGCTGCATCCACGCCAGCGCTTCCTTCTTCGTCCAGAACGTCCGTAAGGGACCGAACTCGTCCAGCACCTGATACCTTGGCTTTTCTTGTACAGGCGTAGCAAACCCAATGCAAACTTGCTCCATCTGCGGCATAAACAATCCCTCCTTCTCTTTCAGAGTCTGAACCCTGACACGACTTACACCATCTCTTCATCACTTAGTCCTTTAATGCGTAAACTTTCATACCTTTGCGCAGCGATACGTCAACCACCTGCTGCTTTACTAACCGTACCAGAATACTTCTGACTGTGCTCTTCTGCGGATGCCGTACTGACTTAGCGATACTCGTCACAGGTGCTGGCAGTTTTCTCTTTAACAAGTTCTGAAGAATCAGTTCCTCAAGCGTCACCGCATCTCCTTCTTCATTTGTTTCTTAGCCTGCTCACCAACCCACAACCCTGCGCAGACCAACTCCAACTGCTCACTAGGCGGGGATGCGTTTAAGGCTACACGCTTGCCTTCTGCTAGACCTTTGGCGTACTCCTGTTCCATCCGATGCGGAATCCACAGCGCAGCCACCATGACTACTAACAGTGCGAAGATGTATTTCATTCTTTCTTTTCCTCCGGAAAATTTTCAGGTTTTAGTTCAACTTCGTAGGGCACACCACTAACCCTGACTTTCTTTTCTCCAAAGATCTTATCCCAAGACTCTTCAAACTTATCCCAATCAATGCCTAGCGGTCTAGGCGAAGATCCTTTACCACCATCACCCATTTTCTGATCCTTTCTTAAAACCCATCGGACTCATCTTGGCGGCACACGATCCACACCGCCAAACGCTACTGCCTTTGCGTTGAAACACTTTACCCGACTCGATTGGTTTATGTCGCTGGCAACTGAAGCAGAACTTATCTTTCAGGAGTTTCTCCCCAGCTTCTTTCACCATGGCGTAAACCACGCTAGTACGATTAGCCACCGTTCCTCCGTTTCAATTCTTCTTCATGCGCTCTCATAATGTTTGCACAGTACGGCCTGTTGTCTAATGAGATCTGATGCCGCTCTTCGTCTGTCAGCCCAACCCATTCACGCTTCGCACACTTCTCGCGCTCATCGGCACGAACCAACTCAGCAAACTTCGCTACGTCCAGACCATCAGCCAAGTTCATGCACTCGTTATACATCTTGATGTGCTTCATCTTAGCTTGCATGTACTCTTTAATTTGCTTCTCTTCTTCTAGATCTCTCATTTCTTTTTTTCCTCCAACTGAGACAGCAGGGTGTTGATCTGGAATTTCAGGCTATCGTTCTGTCGCATCACATCGTCCAGCATCTTGACGTGCTCTCTGTGCCGAGCCTCCATGACGTTCGCCAGCTTTTGAAAGCGAGAGATCCACGCTTGCATATCCCTAATCAGCTTATCGGATTCGTACCACACGAAGTCTGGTGTGATGCCTTCAATCTCAACACCCTCTTTAATCTTAAATTCCTCGGCTCTTTTTCGTTCAGACATTATTCTTCTCCTTTAATTTATCACTGATACGTTTAACAATTTCCTTCGGCGTAACCAACCGTTTCCACTCGATGTCGTGACAGTCAGCCCAGATCTCAGCGCCTTCTTCAGGGGTCAGTTCTACCCACTCTTTCTTTAATACATATTCGCCTTTTGGGATCTTTACCCCGCAGATTTCTACGTTTTCCGTAAATTTAATTGTTGTCATATCTTCCTCACACAAGTAAATGCCTGAGAGTGAACCCGAAACGAGCCAGCGTATTTGCAATCGTCGATGATGTCCCCCTGCTTATAAACGATCCCTAGCAGAAAGCCCACCACCAACGCAATCACCACGCCCATCGAGCCAGCCCACACCTTCCTGATGAAACCAAGGAAACGGCGTACGTCATCAGCGGGGGTAATCATTTCGCACCCCCTTCCCAAGCGTTCAGATAGTCCATACCCTTCTTGGTTAGCGTGATGTAGCACTTGCGCTGATCGTTATCAGTTGGGTGCTTCACCTCTTTAACAAAGCCAACCTTCTTCAACAGCGCAAGTTTCTTGTGCGTTGTCGTTGGAGATGCTACCTTGTCTTTCAGACATTCTTCTACGATAGTCTGTGTCGGTGTCATGTTAGGGTAATCACTCAGAAGATCCAGCACGCAGTCGGCTCCGAAGTCCAAGCCGACACTGCGTTGTAGTTCCAATACTTTTAATGGTCGCATACCTACCTCTTAAAAACTAAACTTGTCTAAAATATCCGCAACCTGAGTACGGACCTCTGTTCTCGCATCGTCATGCTTACGAAGATCTTCGACATCCACCGAGCGCAAGACGCTCTCCAACTTGGCACGAGCAGCCTCCAAGTCAGGGTCGTTAACGATGTTCAACGCCTTGAGAATGTCGCACAACTCCAACCCACCCTCGATGAGCGAGTCGTGGATGCGAGACTTCGTAACCTTGCCGTTGACCTCCTGTACCTTCAGACGTTCCATCATGCGGTCGAGATGCGTCTTAAGTCGCTGGCGTGCATCCTTAACCGCTGACTCGATGCGCTCGTCTGCCAACTTGTTGAGGCGGTCTTGCAGTTCTTTCTGCGCTTCGTTGCCGACATCGACACGGAAATCCCCAGCCTTCGGCACAGGCATGTAGTTCAAACGGAACGAGAACTTATGCGCCATTTCACCTGCTGATGGGTACTCGCTTCTGTTAAACATATCACCGAGAGCCATAGCCTGCGCCGTAATCAGCGATGGGTAGATCTGAACGAAGTCGTTGACCTTCTCGACAAACTCCTGTTCATACTTCGCCATGCGATCATTGAACTCCATGAAGCGGATCGTTGGCAGTAAGCGGATGCCTGTGTCGGACCAAGGCAGAGTGTTGTCGTAAACGTAGGTGCGGATGTGCCCCACCATGCTCTGAATCTCCTCCAACTCTTTACGCCCAGCGAGCAGGTGTTTGTTGACGCGAGCCGCATCCTTCGCTGCTGCACGTTTGTTTACAACAACCTCATCGGTTGCGTTGCGATCTAGTTTGCGGGCCGTCCAGACTGAGGCGTTGAACTCCACCAACAGCGAACAGGTATCAATGTTATAGCGTGTCATTTGCATGCTCCTTTCTAATTATTTGTACCGCAGTACCACAATTGAATTGGACTTCTCATCGTACTGAGTAGCGTAAGACTTTGATCCCCAATTAGCCGACATCCATGCAGTTAATGAACTTTGAAATTCGTTCTTTACGAAAGAACCAACAGGAATCTGCGCGATGCCACCTACCTCTAAATTTTCAAGATATGGTTTGTAGTGCCCAGAAAAAAGACCATGAGGATTTTTGTGCAATCGTTTAGCAGGTTCTTTAACTTGCAGTTCGCCATGCTCAAAGCGTGTACCATCAGGCAGCACGATAACAAACTGCGCTTTAACTGCGTGCAAAATAGTCTGCGCTTGTTCAATTGCTTTAAGCGTGATTGCTTGTGCTGCGGGGGATACTTCAACTTGCTTTGCTTTTTTCATTTGCTTCTCCTTTGTTGGTTTAATGCGTATTGATTCAGGGATATAGGACGTGTCGGTTGTGCTAATGATTTCGTCCTCGAAAAGATCTCGTTGTGTAAGTGTTGTCATACTGATGCTCCTGAG